GGAAAAATGACTCGCTGATACATTTTACCAGACATGGCTAACCCACATTGAAAGTCTTCAAGAGTCTCCCTGCTGACCCCTTTTTTAAGATAAAAATCATGGTGCGGCAAAAGCCTGCTTAAAGCCTTGGAGGGATATGTTTTTTCTTCTTTCAATAAATTTTTTTGTTTAATTCTACGGCCAGCGCCCGCCCCTTTGTCGTCTTTAAGGTAATGTTTTACAACGTTCGGATCTTTAGTATTTAAAGTTTTTTGTAATAACGCTTCAAACGGCATGAACACCGAGTCTTCAACATAATCTTTCCAAACCCCAGTGTCTTTATAGATTTGCAAAGCAGTTGTATTGTCGCCAGAGCGATAAACCGCGTTTGTCCTCCAGTATGACCCGTGATCCTTGAGTCTATACCCAAGGTTTTCTAAGACCTCTTTATAATCCATAGATCAGTCATGCTCTTAAGTTAATTGGTATCTCTTCAGATTCATTGCTTATAACTGCAATGCCCTCTCCGTTAAAGGCATCAACTATATCTTGTAGATCCCCGCGCTCAGCTATTCTAAAGCTTTCAATATTTAAATTAATAAAATTCTGCTTCTTAGTGCCGTCTGGCATCTCAACTGGATGAATCGCCCGTAGCGCACTTTTCCCAAGGTGTCTTGCTTTAAGGTTTATGAGTTTATGTGTCCCAAAATTAGCTCCCTCCTCATGGATCTCTTCTGCCACCTTTCTCCTAAGCAAGAACAGGTGCGAGCAGAACTGAGTAATACCGTCAGAGAGAGATACAACGCTCTCGTCGTCCACAATTGCTCCTGCTCCTCGATTGCTCGTAATCCCGAGTCTATTAGACTGAACTGAAGTTAACATCGACACGCACGGTTTCCCGTCAAATGCTAGATCGCGATGTATGGTTTGTTTAAACTTGTGAACCATATAAGAAACCTGCTGCCAGCCGTCAATTTTACCAAGAGTCCCGAAATCGCTTTTAATATAATCAAAGCCAAATATTAAAGGGTTGCCTCGCCCAATCTTAGAGAAATAAAATCTTTTAAGCAGAGAGCACATTTCATCTGGAGACATACCAGCAACATTTTCGTAATAAAATTTTAAATTCTTTATCTTCCCCCACGCCGCCCTCACTTTTTGGACAACCTCCTCCGAAGACCAATCTTTATATGAAGTTGTTCTCCATTTTCCCGTTTGCAAAAGCCAAACAGGAATACCTGTCATCGCAGAGCACTGTCTGAATATAAGTTCTTCTTCGCTCATCTCCCCATTATCAAAATGAAGAACAGGGACATCGTATTGAGCAGAAACCTTTGTGGTGTAATCCATGCAAAAATTGGTTTTACCCACTCCCGCTCGCGCAACTATAACAGAAATGTTTCCCGCCAAAAGCAGTGAACCATACATCTCGTTGACTCTGGGGTGTGGCCCAAGCATCCCGAAGTCTTCGACGGGATTGTTCCCCCTCTCCTCTATCACCTCTTCCATTATTTCAAAGAGGTTGATAGGGCCTCCCTCTGTCATCTCAAAATCCTTTATGTTTTTATTATAAAGCTGATCCGATTTATCTATAAGCTCCCCATACTTTAAATTTGGGTCCGCATTCTTGACAAAGGAGGCCACCTTCTTGCAGCTCATATAAATCTCCCTGCGAGCGGAATATTTTTTCAATTCTCTTACCGAGGATATGGTAATCTTTTCAGGGATTTTATAAAAAGCTAAAGAGAAAATGTATTCTGAAATGTCAATGCTGTCAGGAAAGCTCGCCCTTAATTGCTGAATCCTTTGGATAAGAATTGTTTCGTCTATGCTCTCAGCATTGTCTAATGCATTTTTTAATAATTTAAAAATTGAGATATTGACCTTGGAGTCTTCAGAATAAAAGTCGCTCTCATTAAGAAAGGGAGAAATTTCCTCCCATGTGTGTTGATGTTGGAGGATTCCGCTTAGAACCTTTTTCTCTAGATCGTAGGAAAATATCATAATCCCAATTCTTCGTCTTTTTTTCTTATCGCCATTTCAATTAATCTGCTAAGGGCCATTTCCACACAAGGATTTTCTGTCTTACTCGTCATGGTGGGGCAGCCCTCTTTGTTTACATATAACAGCAAAAAGCCCCTGTTGCCACCACTAACTGAGCCAGTGGAGTCAAAAATTTTATCAAGGAGCGACTGGGGTAATCCATGTTTCTCGTCATTTTCTAATTTCATTTTAAGTGTTTTAACAGACTGTGGGGGTAGTCATCTGACTCTAATATCTCTGACTCTAATACTCTGATTAATTTAATTTTATTAAGCTCACAAAAATACTCTTTTCTTTCGTCTCTTTTAAGCTGCTGCAAAAAGTTTTGTCTAGAGTTGGAGTGAAAAAATTTATTGAACTTATAGTGCTGATTGCCATCTACTTCTATGGCTATCTTTTGTGTAGCATTGTAGAAATCTAATGTCAAGCGCGTTCCTGCAACAGGGAACTCTTCAAAGACATAATCAGCAAACCAATAGCGTTTAATTTGATTTTTAACATCTTTTTGTATTCCACTTTTACACGTAGCATCCCAGTCAATTAAATACTTGCTGATGTTTTTAATTTTTTTCTCTCTACCATTTGTGCATAAGAAAATCATTTGCTTAAAATCTTATTTTTAACGAACTCTGTTAAAGAAAGAGTTACTTTTTCGTCTTCTTCTAGGAAATCATAAAGAGCTTGGCTGCCTTGGTAGGCCTCCTTTGTCTCAAGGCCGTTTTCTTTGAGGTGCTTTAGTAATTCCTCATCAAGTTTATACCAAGCTCCTGATTGTTCAATGTAGCCCCACATTAAGAGCATGTCTATCACTTCCCTCTCAATCCAAATCGATCTGCCATTAATGCGCCCATGCTTAATGGGGTAGGTCACTATTTGCCCTGTTGTTTCATTTGTAGACTTACAGATAACAACCTTCGCATTATGTCCGAAGATTTTATTGTCGTGAGTTATCTGCTGATTTGGTTTTTCTAGAATCTTATCGCCTTTATTTTGTTTTTTAAATTCTAAAATCCAATCAGGATAATGAAGAATCGCATTGCCCCCACTGCTGTTGGTCTGATTATTGGGGTCTTGTTTGGCATAAGGGTTAAGATTAATGTTGGTTCTTACTTGAGAAATCATGATGCACATATGACCAAACTTACTCATGCCCAAACTAATTCTCTTTAGGAAGTCAGAGGTCATAAGCGCTCCTCCCGCGACCTTTCTGGCTTCGCTACTGCTTTTCTCTAAATCTTCTTTAGTTATTAAACCGTCCATGCTATCGATGACTATACAAAACTTTTCTCTGTCTGGATTGTTGCGGAGAAGCCCTCTTAAAAAATCCACCATAGTGTCCATGATGTGACACTCAAATACTAAACATGTTCCAACCGCCCACTCGGAAGGATCGTATACAAACTTTATTCCAGATCTTTCCTTGATGTCGTTGTTAAGTCTTCCTTCCGCCATAACAAACAATCCTTTTGAGTTCTTTACAGTCTTCAACATGTTAAACATTACATGAAGGGCTTCGTTCGTTTTCCCTCCTTCGTTTGCTCCAATAAACCTGTGAAGACCAGCGCCAAGGCCCCCTCCTAAAACAGAATCCAGTATCATTGATCCGCTGGACACTAAATAGTCTTCGGCCCTTTCTTCTAGATTATAATGGTATTCCTTGTTTGACTTAAAGAATGCCTCTGTGAATTCCTTAGATCCGCTTTTACTTTTTGATTTACTCATATAAAAAATCCCTCAACGTTTTTGTTTTATGCTCCAATGTATCTTCGCCCGCTTTCTTCTTTGCGTCAATAAATTTATCTAGTTCTGGTGGCTTAAAGAGGAACTCCAAGTGTTTTTTGTTTAAATATTTTTTTCCTTCTTGAGTCCGAAAATATGTAAGGGAGCCTTTTAATTTAAAGGGCGGCTTAACCTTGCTAAGAAAATCTAAATCTCCTTTAAAGTTTTCGAATATCTCTGTGGCGACCGTCATCTCTAGCGCCCAATTAGACGCTTTAGATCCTTCCAGCATCCTTTCTACAAAGAGCCTCCTCTCTTCAAAATGCGGCTTAGGCGCTTTTTTAGGTGCGCGAGATTTTTTAGGTGCGCGAGATTTTTTTTTAGACGCGAACTTATGACCGCAAGCACACTTCTTTGTCGGACATCCCACTGCGGTCTTGCAAGAAGGACAGGTCTTTTTCCCCTTGGGCATAAGGCCACTATGTCCTTAAGGTTAAGCTCTGTCAAGAAATAAGGTTAAGATCGTGTCTAACCATTTTATCAACCAACCCAATAAAACTTGTTTTTGGTTTCCAGTTTAACTCTTTTCTGGCTCTGGTCGAATCTCCTAAAAGAAGATCTACTTCTGCTGGCCTATAAAATCGGGGATCTATCTCCATAAGCAAATAATCCTCATGGTAATATTTTGTATCCTCTCCCGTTCCTTCCCATCTGCATAGTGATCTATGAAAGCCTGCGATATTAAAGGCTTCTTCGACAAACTCCTTGATGCTATGAGTTTCATTTGAAGAAAGAACGTAATCATCAGGTGAAAAAGGGGCTGGACCATACCCACAGGAAAAGGCTGTTCTCGGAGGGGCTTGTTGATTAAGCATTCTCCAAATTCCGTCTACAAAATCTTCAGCATCGCTCCAGTCTCTTTTGGCCTCAATGTTCCCCAATCTAAGCGGCTCAAAAGATTCTTCTACAGCATACTCCTTAGTAATCCTAGCCACGTTTTGTGTGATCTTTCTGGTTACAAATTCTGAGCCGCGTCTAGTTCCTTCGTGATTAAAAAGCCACCCCTGAATAGCATATAAGTCATAGGAATCTCTATAGACTTTTACCAGATGTCTAGCAGCACACTTAGACGCCCCGTAAGGGCTTCTAGGTCTAAGGGGGTGTTCTTCTGTTTGGGGAGACGTTACTACGTCTCCGAACTCCTCTGAGCTGCCAGCATTGTAATACCTGCATTTTGGACAATGTTTTCTAATAGACTCTAGCTGGTGAAGAACCGCCATACAGTTCGTCTGCATGTGATTGACTGGCATCTCCCAACTTGTCCCCACAAAAGAATTCGCCGCAAAATTGATGAAATAGTCAGGCTTATGTTCTTTAATTGCCCTGTCTATGCTCTGGGGGTCAGTAACATCAAGGTCAATTAGTAAAAACCTCTCCTCGCCAGCAAGGTGCTCAATATTTTGATGGTTTTTTATACTTAATCTCCGCTCTCCCCCCATAATTCTATGGTCGGTATGCTTTAATAGGTAATCCGACATATGACTCCCGTCTTGACCCGTGACACCCGTAATAATTACTTTTTTCATTTTAAATATTATTTAATGTGGACGCCAGTTTTTCAACTTTTCTTTTAGATAATTTATGGAACAAGCCCACATAAAGTCCATTATTGTGCAGGTAAATCGAGTTGGGGTAGTCTTCATCTGACTCAAAATATTGCTCATAGCACGTTTGATAGCCCAAATAACCCGATATAATAGGCCTATGTTCTATGCCCAAGTCTTTACAAACTTGGAGCGCTTTATCTTTTTTCCCCTCTTTTGATATGATCGGCAAACAAAACGGGACATCTTCTGCTTTTGGCGCTTGATCTGGTAGATAAAACTTATTTAAATTAATTTTATCTTTAAAGAAGGAGTATAGATCCTTTCTTGATTTTTTGTATTTTC